AAACCTTCGATATACACATCGAATTGCTTCGGGGCCACTACGTCAACTCCTCCATGATCGTGACGACCTCGCGGCCTGTCAGTTTCTTAACGTCTTCCATCGTCCAGCCCGTGCGAACCGCTAACCGTATGAGTAGCCTGCCGTGGCTACCCTCTAAAAAGGTTCTACATCGTCTTTAAGAATATCGACCTTTACCCGGTTTTTCCGGGCCCAAGATTTTACGGTTTTAAGGTCCCCTGGTTCTTTGTCCTCGAGATAGAAGTAGGCGATTGTGAGTCGCATCGCTTGTTCGCTTGTGGGCCGGTTCCCGTTTAGTTCTTCATACATCATGAAGTCTACGGGCAGGGTTTCGATTTCTTTTGTTTCGTGATTATCGGACTCGATTTTTAGTCGTGGATACATAATGGGTTCCCCTTATCCTTATGCGCTTGCGGTAAATGTTACCGAGCCGGTGAATGATGTCGAGACAGTAACGACACCGTCGGCCGGGTAGGTGAGGTCTGCGGATTCGATGAACATCGCGGCCCCGGTCCACGTTCCTGACGTTGACTCGACCACGACCGCGACGGATGCGGCACCAGCGATAGCGGTTTGCAAAGCCCCATACATGCCTGTGACTTCATCGAATAAAAAGTCGAGACTCATGGTCGAGTTGAGGTCGGTCTGGTCGAACGCGACCCCGGAAAGGGTTTTAGTGCGGACGATCGTCGGGGTCGTGTTGATTGTTCCCGATGTGACCTGGTCCTCGTATTGTGTCCCACCGATTGACACGGTGAACACGGCTCCAGTTACTCCGATTGCGGGCATGATTTATCCTTCTTTCATTTGTATTTGTACTTCGATTTCGGTTGTCATGACGGTCCCTTGTGATCCGAGGCTCATTAGTTGCGGCGCGTTTACACTTGCTACGTTCACGGATGCGGGTAGCGCGGCGAGTAGCACATCGAGGGCGTCTTCAGTGGTTGAGATTGCCACCGCGTTGACCCTCACGTTCACGTTAAGTAGTAGCCGCCACCGGACCGCATAGTTAAGGGTTGAGCCGATCCTGGTCGGTTGCACCCACGGGGAGTCGGGGACGATGACGACGCTTGGGGTGACCGGGACTGTGGGCACCGTGTCGTAGATTTTGTACCCGAGACCTGTCAAGCTTGAAACTATTAGTTCTCGGGCTTCCGTGGTGAGTGCCATTACCCGACCATCGTCGTCATCTGTTTGTAGGGTGCCAGTAGGACAGTGACTCGGGCCATTAAAGCGGAGTTGATCCGTGGGCTAGGGGTGAAGTCCACGCTAATAGATTCGCCCCCTGCGGCGTACGCTGCTTGGTATGTCTCGACCGCTATGGTCATGGCGGCTATTTTTAGGGGTGCCGGTTCCGCTTCGAACGAAACAAGCGTGACTAGGTAACCGATCAGGATACACGCCGAGTTGGCATGTAAGTCCAGCACGAGACTGTCGGGTGTCTCGTACTCAATATCCAGATTGTCGGCCAGTTCCTGACCGGTCACTAGTGCCACGACTATGCCTGGTTGTAGATTCCGACGATGCCAGCGGCAACGAATGGGAGAGCCGCGGCGTACCCGTAGATCGAGTAGTCGCGCCCGAGGTTCGCCGCTACGTCGTTCGTCATAAGGCGGGGGCCGTCTTCTGCCCATTCGATCGACGCCCGGTTCGTGACGATTGCGTCCTGTGATTCATCTGTGGCAAAAGCTCGAGCCAACACGATTGGCAGACCGGCGACGGACAAGTTCAGGGTGCGGGCGTTGAAAGTACCGGACACGTTATTCGGTGCGTAACTGTCTGGCATGAATGAAGTCCATCCACCAATTTTCTTGAATACGGCACTATTAACCAGGACGACATCGGCGGGCTGGCCGGTTGCGGTTTCGACGTCTACGGCTGCGGCGAACACGGCCTCACGGAATGCTGCGCCCGTGGTGTCGGCGCTGAAGTCGTAGTCGACCCCGGCGGTGTCGTTGGCCCATAGTGCAGCCTGGAAGGCGTAGTCCGTTTCAGTACCGAACGCGCCCAACATGATGCGCTGGTGAGCGTCCACATATGACGGGTCGGTGCGTTCGATGACCTGTTGGGTCAAACGTGATCCGGCTGCGTAGGTCACCAGGTTGGCGGTTCCCTTTTTGATGTCAATGTCGACGCTATTTACTTCGTCGTTTTCGGCGGCTTGCGCTGCGACGATTGCGGAGAGGTCACCGTCGAAGTAGGGCCACGTGATAGACATGCCCGAACCGACGGCGGAGCTTGGGCCACCGAGTGCGGTAATGACGGGGCGGCCACGATCAAGGACGCCTTTAATGTCGCGGAGCCAGATTGGGGGTACTAGCCCGGCAGCGTCGGCAATGGTCTGCACATCGAGGGCGCGGTTTTCTGCGTCACCTTTGTAGACGGCTTTGCAGTATTCACCGAATGACCGGTAGGCACTCATTGGGTGCTGAGCCTCGGAGGTAAACGCTTTTGCGCTAATGGTTTGGACTTCTTCTCGCAGTGACTTGACTGCCTCACGTGCTTCAATGTCCACCGAGTTAACCTCGGTCGACTCGGTTGTTTCTAACATTGTTGCTCCTTCTGTTTCTCTTATGGCGCTTACTCCGGCTGTGGAGTAGGCAGGGTAGGGGGTCAAACTAACTTCGAGTAGGTTCGCGGCTGTGTGTTGGATAGCGTCCCGGGCTTTTGACATAATGGATTTGACGGGGTTGAACCCGACGGACAGTCCCTTGATTGTTGATGTCCGGGCGAGTACAGCGGCATCGCGGCCTAGGGCCGTGTCCACGATTTCAAAGTCAATATAGAGGCCGTCTTCGCGATTCTCGGCTCCGGTGATTTTGCCGACTGGTTCCCCGTGACGGTAGGCGAGTGGCTTGCCGATCACGTTGGCTAGGTCGAATGAGCCAGGGGCGAATGATTCCCGGACGCCACCGACCATGGTTTCGGAGCCGTAGGGCACCGCCATGCCGTGACCTGACCCGACGATGTCGCCGTCTTTGTCTTCACGCTCTTCAAAGATCACGACTGATTCGGTATTGAGTTGTTTCACCGTAGGGCTCCATTCATATTGAATACTCCGAGGGTCGGTAGGTCTAAAAGGTTTTGGGCGTCTTCCACAGTAATAACCTCCAGCGGTAGGAGCTTGGTTATCACTTCGGCTAGGGCCGCGATGTTGTCACGCAGGAACGCGGTCGTATCAAAGTCGATAACGTAACCGGTCGGGGTGACATCAGGCATGGATAGTCTTTGTGTGACTAGGTTCATTACGGGGCGTAGCGCCGTGTCGAGTAGGTTCCGGTAAAGGTCGACCCGGTTTGAGTACGTGAGTGAGGATCCGGGGACACCGGCCCCTACCCATATCGGGTCAAGGTTCGCCAGGCGAGCGACCGCCACGGCGGCCATATTTTTAGCCTCGACCAGTTGCACATCGCGGGCTGAAAAACCCATGACCTGCGCGTCTATCGTGTTGTTCAAGTATGCGGTGCCACGGTTAGCGCGGGCTTCCTCCCACGCGTCGAGTAGTTCGTCTATTTTTTCAGGGGCTAGATCCGGGCCGCTATTCTTTAGGGCGACTGTGGGGATAGGTGTTTCGGAATACATGAGGGTCGCGGCTTCCAAGGCTGCCGCCGTCGTGATCGCCGTTGCCCCGTTGGCGAGCCAACCGCCTTCCCCGGATCCGTAGAACTTAATGACGTCCCGGGTCGGTATTTGCCGTGCGAGATAGTAGAACGGGTCGGCTGGTGGCTGCTGATTGGCTTCGATCCCTGCGTAATAGGGCGGTAGGTCGGTCGTATCCTCAACCCGCATAACCTCGACAGATATCGGATACCCGGCAAAGTCCCGGTCGATCACGCGCCAATAAGCCCGGTCAAACATCAGAAGATCGGAAAGTGTGCGCTGTATGACGTTGGCATACGGGTAGATCGGGCTCGGCTGTGATAGTAGTTGCCGGGCCGGTACGGGCTGACCATCAAAGTATTCCCGCAACGGGAACGCGCTAATCGTGTGCGTGTACGTCTTGAGGGCGTCAACAAAGGCGGGGACTTGCATGGCGGTGGGTCTAGTTGATCGACCGGCCAACTGGTTAGTGAGTAAGGCGTAGAGGCCCGAGGATTCACGTACGTGCGCGGCTGCAGGTTCCTGTGCTGTGACCATCGTCCGGGAAAGGGACTCTTGACCGCGCACGAGTGAAAGGGCTCGGGGGAACACCATGGGGCTAGTGTAGCCCCTTACCACGGTTTGATCGCGTTTACGTGTGTTTGCGTGGTTTATGCGTGTCGGCGTGTCGCTTCATTGTCGGTTACATCCCACCACGTTACGAGTGTTTTCATAACCCACGCCGGGCGCTCCGCTGCACACCTGGCAGTCAGCACGGCGAGCGGGGCGGTGAGATCAATGAATACGGCGGCGTTGCGTTTATATAATTGTCGAGCGTTGGAGCCGGGTTTGGAGTCGATCACGTAGGCGTCATTCTTGCGGCTAATTATTATCGCGGCGGCTACGGCGCTTTTCCGCATGAGCCGGGCCGTGTCCCGGATGTGTTTCGGGTAAGTGTGATGCTCGCAGTCCTCATAGGCAATTGAGAGGGCGATACGGTCAAGGTCCACGACAATGTCACCCTCGACGGCGTAGCGTTTGGCGTAGGTTGATTTACCGACGCATGGCGGGCCGGTAATAATGTAGAGGGTCATGCGCGTCGTGGTCGGCGTGAGCGAATCATCGCCACACTACGCGGAGTCTTTGAGGCTTGCGACACGGCGAACATGACGGCGCGACCGGCATAGATCCCGCTTCTGCCCATCGGTGCGGTGATTACCCACCCGCCTTGCCGCTGCGATATCGTCGAATTCCCAAAATGTTCTTGCAAGATTTGGCTGCCATCGTGCCGGATTTGTAGGCGACTAAACAAGTCTACGAGAATTTGGGTGGCTACCACTGCCTCACGTTGACCGACCAGGTCATCGAACTTTTCCCGTATTCGGTCCACATAACCCGGCGTCACTTGAATATAGAGGCTTGGATGCAGGGCCCGGATTTTGCGTAGTTGTTCGTCCACTTCGACAATCGTCCTATGTGTAGTCACCCTGACAACGATGTGCCCGTTCACATTCGGGGCCGCTATTGCGACGGCGTGCCCCATCCCATCGAAGTCACATTCGACCGCAACCGACCAAACCCCGTCCGTGGGGAGCTCGACCAGGGGATCTAGACAAGCGTTCCAATACGATTCCTTGAGCCAATGGTTAGAGCGGATTACCCACATGTTTAAGTATTCACGCCTGAACGCGCTTTCTTCGATGCGGTGCCATTGTTGCCGGACGAACGCTTCACGTTTATCGTCCCACGCCGGTGAGCCCCATCGCCACGTATCGACCTGGTCGGGGTCGGCTTCTGCCGGTGCACTCCATTCCAGTAGGAGGACGCTGCCCGGTTCGGGGTCCTCTAATCGGTCGAGGGCCCGCTGCCTGTACGCTTGCATCAGGTCACTGGTTGAGTCACCCGCCGTAGATATGAGGAATAGTTGCCCCTGGTTTTTCATTGCCATAGTCGGTACGAGTGAGTCTTCGACTACTTCCCGCTTTACCTTCCAGGCTTCGTCGACGAATATCATCGAGCACGAATACCCGACACCGGCCGAGTCGTTAGCGGCATGGATAAGCCAACGGTCACCAGACGGTAACTCAATACCGGCCGCTTCATTCCCCCACTTCACGGCTTTTTTCCCGTAGGTCGCGGCGGCCCACAAGCCTGCCGGGCGCATAACTTCCATGGCGGTAGATCGCTTATTAGCCACGTGCAGAATCGTTTGAGGTTCACCGAATAGATCGGCATGGTGCAAACGCCACATGCACACCGCCCGAGAAAGGAAAGATTTACCCGACTGCCTAGCCACCGTGATAATAACCGCACTCCAAACGAGCTCCCTATTTTCGTCATACTCCAGGGCCCGATCCAGCGCATACTTTTGCCACCCGAATAACTGCATGT